GCATTCTTTTCCTTTATGTTTTTTCCGTATTCGCCCATATTAACCTCCTGTTATACTCTGTATACTTTGATTGCTTTCTCACTTAATTCAAGCGGATCATCATAGTTTCTCACTACTGCCGCATTCTTTCGCGGAGTAATCGGATTATCCATCATCACATAACGGCACTCATCATATATATGGTCTTCCGTTGATGTGTCCACATCCTCAACATTCGTTGATGAATATACAAGTGACGGTATTGTCCTTATGAAGTGACGGCACGTATTGAATACCTGGAACATACAATCTCCATCCTCATCAAATGCAAATCTATAATGATACTGCATCTTTCCGGCTATTCGTGTGTTATCACCCGGATTCCAATAGATATAATTAGGGTGCTTTGCCATCATTACGGCAACACTTTCTCCTCGCGATTCATCAAATATTGACGGGTCCGCAATTCCATATATCTTTTTACCCTTAAGAAGAGGATGCTCTTTCTCCATCTGGTGTATATTTCTTGCTATCTCAACAGGATCTATTTTTAATCCTACGTTTGGTGTTCCGGTGCAGCCGTAATATTCGACTATTCGATACAACTTTCCTTTTTCATCTACAGCATACCAGCCAACACTAAACGGCTTTGCATAACCAAAGTCAAATCCTCTGAATATTCTCCAATGCGCTGGGATAGGAAATGGTTTTATTACATGCGTCCATCTCTGGTCCTCGTAATGTGCCGGATTATCAACAAACTCCTTAAATACCTGTCCGTCAAATGTATTCCAATCCCCATATAACATTGCGTTTCTGTCCGCTTCAGGAAGCGCAGCAAGTGAACCAAGATAATTAGGGTCATTATCAAGAAGCTTTTGATTGTCAAATATCGTTGCCGGTATAAATATTCTCGACTTCTTTATTATCTGACTGCTGCCATCAGGTCTTTTTACTTCATGCTTTGATATAATTCGTGTTCTTGGCGGTGCCACATCTATAAATCGCTCTTTTACCCATCCATGACCTATTCCACCCGGATTTGTTGTCGCTCTTATATACACATGTGTTCCGGGACCTGTCGGTCTGTTACGTCCCATCAGTCGCATATACTGCTCTCTTGTGAATGTCGTAAGCTCATCAAATCCTATAAAATCATATGCTTTACCTAAGTAATTTCTCCAGTCGTTGTCATACTGCATATATCCGAAAAATATCCTTGCTCCTGACGGAAACAGCCATCTTTTTTCTGATGTATTGTATTTGGCTTTAGGAAATGCAACCTTATATAATTCATGACTGCGTGATATAAGTCCTTCCAGTGCCGGGTATGTACGTCTGAATATAATTCCCCTGTAGTTTGGTATATGCACCTGTCTTAATGCCTCAACTAACAGTGCATCACTCTTTCCTCCGCCTGCAGCACCACCATAAAGACACTCATATTCCGGTCTTCGCATAAATTCCGCCTGCCTTGCCTGCGGTGTCCATATAACATTAACCTTTTTCTTCGATTTCAATCTCTTTGTACTCGCCATCTAATATCTCTTCCTTTCCCGAGTATTCTATCTCTACCAATCCTCTTTCATCTCCGTCTTTCTTTGCCTCTACCTCTACCCTCTGCTTCCACTGCTCAGGCTTGCGGTTCATCAGCCAGAATGTCATTGCTTTTGTATCAGGCGGTATGTATTCCTCTGTATCTGTATATTCAATTACCTCTTTTTCCTCTATTTTTCTCCCGGTCTTTGGGTCATATTTCGTTTTTTTTACTTTAATAGGCTTTTTTAATGTCACAATCTTTCCCTGACACTTATCGAACAGTGCGTTCTCTACCTTCCTGTCAGCAATTTCTTTATTCTCTTTCAGTGCTTTCTTTATCTCCGGGAATTTCTTTTTCCATTTTGTTAAGGTTGTCCTGCTTATTCCCATGGCACTTGCAAGTTCCCTATCCACCATTCCGTCTCTTGCATACCCCTTAAGCTTTAAAAGTCCGTCTTCACTAAGCCACTCATCATACTTTGCCATGTTCTGACATGACACCCCCTCTCTCACGTACACGTGCGCACGTATGGTACGCAAACTTTGTTCACTTCTTTAATGATATAGATTTTTTTTCTAAAATTCTCCCACTTTTACAAAAAAATTAGAGAGGTTATCCCTCTCTAGCATATTTTTCGTCATTCGCTATCGCTATGACACATTTATTTGGGTACTTAAAACAGTTTCTTCTCTGAAATTTCTCTATGTCATCCGAACTTTTAAATCTCTGTTTTAAAATCTCGGTATTAAATCCTTCACATGTTAAATACTTGTCACCGCAAGTTTTATAATACGGACACTTTACATTACTTTGGTTATCTCTTGCCATACGTTCCTCCCCCCGGGGAGCTTTTAACTCCCCTTGTTGCGTGGTTAACAGTTACAATGTGGTGTGTATAATGCAAAACTATAATCAACACTTTCGTGCTAATCTCTAATCAAATCATTTGGATCATGTGACATGTCCCCTGCCATCAGCAATATTTTTTTATCTGCATCATATTTCATTGGTGTTTTTGGCACCTTTAATACCATCACATTATTAAACCATGCCATGCTTGTTGGCAAACTTATCGGAAGAAGCGGTGCATACTCTCCATTCTCTTCATCTATCTGATTAATATCAACCAACTCAATAAACGATTCAAGCACCATAAACTTCCCAAATCCTGCTGCCGGTTGCTGCATAACAATATTGACCGCATCACAATGTCTTACCATCATGCATGTTGCCTCACATTTCTCTTTCTCATTTTTCCTACATTCTTCAAACAAATTATTATATGTCGGCAGATGCGCCTGTGGTTCATATCCGTCTCCATACAGATACCCTTCTTCATCCTGCGGCAGTTCCCCAACAAGCTCTATAAGTATCGCTTTCATCTTATTGGTCATAAACTCTTTTAACACCTGCATCTGACACCATCCAAACTGTATGATGTAACAGCCGTCAGTATTGGCAATCAATAAATCCTGCTTCGACCAAGCTTTCTTCACCATCTTCTTGAACACTGAATTTCTGATAAACATTTCTTCTCGCTCCTTTTCGATTTTTTATTTTATGCTCCGCATAGTGTATGTAGCTCATACCCGTAAACGGATTTACTCCCATGACTATTGAATCTTTATCGATATAATATCCTTCTGTTGCCACAGGACCATTTTCAACTAACTTTCTCACACTCCTTCTTGTATATACTTTTACTTCCGGCTCAGGTCTTACAAGATTCTTTGAAGAACTGATTGAAACAAGTTTCTTTCTCTCTTTTGAATCAAATAGCATGAGCTGTTCATATTCTTCACTTCCCTCTTCCGGAACCTTTGTTATGTAATTGGCAAGTTTTCTGTATCCGCCACTTTCATATATGGTCTGAAAGTTAACACGGCCACACTTCCACTTACTCTGAATTATTAAATCACTGTCACATCCGGGTATTCTGTTTATGATTATATGAATATGTATTCCGCCTTGTGCTCCAATCTCAATACGTGCCATATATTTAAGCTCTGTACCATGCTTTTTATATTCTTTTCTGAGATTTCGAAGAAATTTATCAAAATCCTTTCTTACTGCTTTCATATCTTTTCTGGTACCGGCAGGATATTTTAATGTGGCAAAATAATCTCCCTCACTAAAATTAGCAGCAATCACTCTGCGTGTTCGGTTTTCCTTATTCTTCTGATTCTGTTTTTTTATCTGCTCAGGTGATGCTTTTTTTCTCTTTCCTCTTTTCTCACCTTTTAGCCCATATCTTCCGGCAAACCCTATCTCGTATTCATTACTGTCCGGTAATCTGTATGTTTTCACTATATGCATTGGCAAAACGTCCTAACTTTAATATACTAAGATTGTTTTCAAAAAGCCTCGCGGCTCTTATTTCAAAATACACTATTCGCTATCCGGATTTCTCCCACTTTTCCAAATTATTTTTTCAAACCTCTTTCAATCTTTCTTATAGACTTTAATGAATCCTCAATATCTTTGCGGATTCCATACACTTTTTTCTTCTTTGGAAGTGCTAAAAATTTTTTTCCGAATACCCACATTTCTGTTCCATATTTCTTTCTTACATTATTAATAAGTACATCCGTCACACCCAGCTGACTTATTATCTCTGCTGCCGGTGTTCCCTCACATATCATCTTGGCTATAAGATACTTTTCCGCTATATTTCCCTTTTCAACTTCAAGTACACCACGCTTATACAGGATGTCACATATCTTCAGCTTAGAAGTGCCGTTCAGCTCGGCAAGTATGCCGAGCTGTTTGTTTTTATTGGCTGCTGTCCTGTACATGTACTCTATTTCTCTGTCATCCATATACATGTCAATCCCTCTTTTCGCATGGGGTCTTTGGCCTAAGTCTCTCTATTATTTGATTTAATCTCTCTATCTCTCTTTCTGCGAGATAATTCTTTACTGCCATTTCTCTATATGTTTCATCTATTGTTTTAAGGTCTTCAGGTTTTATTCCTGATGCACGATATGCTTCAAGTTCCGCAAGTTGTTCTCTTATAAGGTCTTTTTCTTTTTTATGTTTAATGTAATTATCCCTATCTTTTTCATAGTAAGTAGTCATTCCTAATTTT